GCTTTCAACGCCGCTTTGCATGGCCGTATTTCGGCTGGTGCTTACATATTTTATGTGTGGACCTACGATGAGGTTTACGAGGATACAGCCGGCACTATTACCCGCTACACAAATGCCAAAAAGGTTTTTGTACTGCCAACAACCGGCACCCGTCTGGTAATGGCACACGCTGGTATTCCCGCAATTATCCGTGATTTGGGCAAAGCCGAATTTTCGGAATACATTCAAAACGTGGCTGGCGAATACTATGTGAACAACTACATAGATCCAAAGGCCAAAGCACACATCTTCGAGGTTTTGTCGGCACCGTTGGCAATTCCGGTTACTATTGATATGTTGTACACCATGCAAGTTTTGGCATAATGGCAAAGTATCGAATGGTCTCAATCTCCGTTTTCTTTGACGGTACCGTTTTTGAAAAATCGGATAATCCAATATTCGATTCTAAAAAACGGCCTGGCATGGCAAGTGCTTACCATAAAGCAATGGAAGATGGGTTTTTGGAATTGATTCCGGAAACCGAAATACCAGCACCGGCAGCAAAAATCGAACCTGCGGAACCGGTGGCACAACCTAAAAAAGGTAAATAAACATGGATTTGTTAGCAAGGGCAAAAGTAGATTTGGATAGGGTTCTACAGGCGGAGTGGGGCGTGGCGATAACCATTGCCCCAACCGCTGTTGCCTTACCAACCTCTATAATTGGCCTTGCTACCAAACACCATATGGCGATCGATCCAACAACCGGAATGACTGTAAATGTGAAAAACGTACACATTTCCGTTTCTGAAAGAACACTGGCCGCAAAGCCTTACACGGTGCGAAATGCATCTGGCGAGGTAGCACTAAAAAACCATTTGGTGAAATTTGCCGATTCAAGTGGTGTAATAAAAAATTATATAGTTGATGAATGTTACCCTGATGAAACATTGGGGCTAATTACGCTAATATTAGGAGATGCCAGCTAAAATAAGCCATATAATACAAAGCCAAAATTTTGAGACCGTGCGTGATGCAATCGGTTCAATTTTGGCTTTGGAATTGGCTAACCAGTATTTATTGGTAGCACCGGCAAACCCGCTATATTTAGCAAAGGTTTGGGGCGAGCGCTTTATTCCGTTTGACAAAACAGAATTGCCAGCAATAAATGTTTATTTCAATAATTCTGCTTACGATTCAAAAGAACGGCATAGCACAATAGGCATAAACAAATATGTTATTGAAGTTATTTTGGCTGCAAAAAACAGTGCAACCGTTGGCGGTGATGCCACGGCTTCAAAGAATTTGCAAAAATTGCTTGGCTTAATTCGCTACATTTTAGAAAACCCAAATTACACTACGTTGGCGCTGCCACTTGGTTATATAATGGGCACCGAAATAGAAAGCATTAGGGTTATAGAACCACGCATGCAAGGCGATGCAACACATACCGTTGCCGGCCAAATTACTTTTGCGGTGCGAATGACCGAGGATAATGGGACGCAAACTGGCGTGCTATTAGAAGCTGCTGGTACTATTGCCGAAATTGGCGAAACCGGAAACGGGTTATTTTACTATGTACCGGCTCCGTTGGCTGGTTCTTTTGCCGTTGTATTGACACTACCGGCAACGGCAACCGTTGGCGAGGCTTTTGATGCTTCGATTACGCTTTATAGAACCGATATAAATCCTGATGCATCGGGTGCATATTCAATATTTTTAAAATGGGACGGGCGTATCCAGAATTTTAGCGGCGATTTGGCCGTTGGTGGTAGCGTGGATTTTGTCTGGCCAGTAAGCTTTGAAAGCGTGGGTACTAAAACCGTTGAAGTTGTGGGGAGTGCCGGAGATGTGGGGACGGTTTCAATTATCGAGGATTACGAAGTTGCTTTTTTAGTTAGTAAAGAATATGGTAATTTTGATTTTAATCTTTACTTAATGGGGGGTATTGTTGATTGGGGCGATGGTACTATTGAATCATTATACGGCAATTGTTATCACGAATATTCAGATTCTATTGGTAATGTACTTATAAAAGTAAGCCCATCAATTGAAACAATTAGTAGTAATTCGCAATTGGTTATTAGCCGGCAGATATTAGAATTGTATGCATTTAACCAAAATAGTTATAGCTTAGTAATTTACGGCCAAACAGTAAACCCTGTTTTATATTTTATTAATAGCTCCTTTTTTAATTTTTATGGGTATAATTTAGCCCCATTTTCGATGAATGGAATTGAATCGGTTGATAACTCAATAGGTGTTTGGGCAGCAGGCCAAACACCTACCGAAGCTGACGAACAATGGAGAATCTGGCTTGAATGGGCAATTGAAAAAAACATAACCGGAATTACGTTCGATACACAAAACGGAAATGTAACACCTACGGCGGTAGGATTAGGATATATAAATGATTTAAGATTATTAGGCAATACATGCACATATTAAGGTATCGACAAAGAAAATATTTAACAATACAACATAAAAATTAACTATATTTGAACCCAATAAAAAAAATATAAACATGGCAATAAGCACCGCAATTTCAAATGACAGAGTATCCAGGGTGGTAGGGTACAAAGTAAAATCTGGCAATTTTGGCCCCAACACTCCATATTTGCCGCAAAGAATCGCTATTTTAGGCGAAGGCAACACGGCCAACCAAGCCGATTTTGCAGAGGAGGCTTTTGAATTTATAACCGCAAAACAGGTTGGCGATAAATACGGATACGGCTCACCATTGCACCAAATAGCACGCATTTTGCGGCCTGTTTCCGGTGATATTTTGGGCGGGATTCCTACCGTAATTTATCCCCAAAAAGAGGCTGCCGGGGCAACGGCCACAATAAAAACATTTTCGGCAACCGGTACCGCTGCTGCCGGTGAAACCCATTCGATTATTATCGGTGGGCGTAAAGGCATTGACGGCCTAAGTTACGATTTCACATTGGCCGCTGGCGATACTGGTGCAACATTGCTGAACAAAATTGTTGATGCCGTAAATTCGGTATTGGGATCGCCGGTTATTGCTGCCGTGGACACCGGCAATTTGAAACTTACAACGAAATGGAAGGGTGCAACATCCGCCGGTTTAACTGTTTATTTTGAAACATATAACAACGCTGCCGGTATAACCTATGCAAGCGTAGCAACAACGGCTGGCACAACAACACCAACCAGCATAGCCTCCTCTTTGGCGCTATTTGGTGAAACATGGAATACATTGGTATTAAACCAGTATGGTACCGGCCAATTTTCGACTTTTGAAACCTTTAACGGTGTACCGGATGCCGATAACCCAACCGGCCGCTACGTAGGAAATGTTTTCAAACCATTTGTGGCCTTTACCGGTTACGTTGGCGATGTTGCTGCTACATTGGCAGCTATAACCAACGCTGCCGACCGCTTAACTCAAGTTACCAACGTTATTGCACCGGCCCCAAATTCGGCAGGTTTCGAGTGGGAGGCTGCCGCAAATATGATCGCCGTATATGCACCAACAGCCCAAAACCTACCACACCTCGGTGCCGGTGGGCGTGCGTATCCAGATATGCCAACACCAACCAACGGTGATGCCGGTGATTTTGGAGACTATAACCAGCGTGATTATTTGGTAAAAAAAGGTGCTTCAACCGTAACAATCGAAAACGGAAAATATACCATTCAGGATATGGTAACAACTTACCACCCGGACGGCGAAACTCCGCCAAAATTCCGTTATGCACGGGATTTGGTTGTTGATTGGAATATTGCATTCGGCTGGATATTGATTCAGAAACGTGATATTCAGGATAAAACACTGGTTTCCGATTCCGACGTTGTAAATGTAGATGATACCATTTCGCCAAAGCAAGGCAAGCAATTGCTGGTATCGTATATTATTGAAAAAAGCCGGCAAGCGCTTTTGGCCGATGCCGATTTTTCGGTTGATTCAATACAAATAGGTGTAAACCAAAGCAATCCTGCCCGTTTGGATTTTTATTTCAAATACAAACGCACCAGCACGGCTAACATAGTATCAGCCGATGCCGAGGTTGATTTCGCATTTAGTTTATAATTTTCAACTTTAATACAAAATTATTATGGCATACGTAGGCGGAGACACAATAGACGTTACTTATAACCATTCCGTTGTTGGCACCGGTAGTTTCAAATGTAAGGCTGGCGAAGATGCTACCATTGATTTAGGCGGATTTCGCTCGGCTGATGAAGCTAATATGGTAACTGGAGACGGCCAATTGATTGACCAAATGACACGCACCCGTGGTTCAATTGAACTGCCACCAGTGGCATGGGATATGCAAACCAAAAACGAGCTTGAAAAACTGGTTAAAATGGCTGAAAGTCCAATTTTGGGCGATTGGACCATTACCAATATTTCGGGTGCAATTTTCGGTGGCAAAGGCAAACCCGTTGGCGATTTGCAGGGCAACGCAAACACGGCTCAAATTACCGTTAAACTTGCTTTTGAAGGCAAATTGCGCAAAATATCGTAATTAAAAAAAACAACCAAAAAGCACCTGCCAAAACCCGGCGGGTGCTTTATTTAAAACCCTATCCAAAAAAATGAAAAAAATTGCAAGAGAAGTTGCTGAATTGGAATTTAACCAATGGTTAGATTTTAAAAAAGTGCGTGAAAACAAACGCACCGAAAACAAACAGTTTGAAAACCTTATTTTAGATGCAATGGAAACAGGCGATGTTACCATTGACGGCCAAAAAAACATAAATTTTAAACTAAGTTTACCGATTTTAGACGATGCCGGTAAACCGTTTTTGGAAACCTTTGTTTTTAAACCACGCATACAGGTACACGAATTAAACAACAAACTTAAAGGAATTGCACCTGCTGATATTGATGGGCGTATAGCCGCTTATATAGCCGCAATTTCGGGGCAAAATATCGGCCTCGTTGGTAAAATGTACACAGAGGATTATTCCATTTGTCAGGCGGTGGCAATGTATTTTTTATAGAAGAGGCTTTCGAAAGTGCTATTATAAATGTAAAACGTTTATATAAAAGTAGCGTACAGGAAATAAATAATTTTTATTTAGATTCCATTGATTTTGAGGGCCTGTATTTTTGGAATGAAGATGCAAAATTGTACATTAAAGAAATTGAAAAAAGTTTAGGAACGCTAAAATAAAACCCATGGCCGGCCTTGTAATACCAACAACATTCACCGCAATAGATAAAATGTCCAGCGTGTTCAATAAAATGAATACATCAATGGGCCGTTTTGCCCAAAATACAGCGGACGGCCTTAAACGTGTTGAATCAGCAGAAAAAAGTTTGCGTGGTTCAATAAGTAAAGGTTTAGGCATGATTGGGCAATTAGGCGTTGGGCTTGGTGCAATGCAAATCGGCAGCACGGTGGTAAAAAGCCAAATAGAAGCCGAAAAAGCCATGGCCAGCTTGAGTGCCATAACAGGTTTGACTGGTAAGGAATTTCAAGTTTTTGCCGGTGAAATTTCACGGGTTTCAAAAGAACAAAAAATGTTTTCCGCTGATACAGCCAAAGCTTTTGAAATAATAGGCTCCGCAAAATCTGATTTATTAGGCAACGCAAAGGCTTTAGGTATTGTTGCCGAAAATGCAATTTTGCTTTCGAAAGCCACGGGCGATGATTTAACAACCTCCGCCGGTAGCCTTACCGGTACGTTAAACCAGTTCAATTTGGCCGCAAGCGAATCAGCAAGGGTTATTAATGCGTTGGCCGCAGGTTCTTTGGTTGGGGCTGCAAATGTACCATTAATCAGCGAGGCTATGGATAAATTTGGCACGGCTGCAAATGCCATGAATGTGTCGGTTGAAGAGTCTGTCTCGCTTATTGAAGTTTTGGCCGAAAAAAACATAATGGGGGCGGAGGCTGGTACGGCGCTTCGAAACATTATGATCAAAATGGGTACGGCCTCGGCTTTGCCTCGTGAGGCTATTGCGCAAATGGAAAAATTTGGCGTAAATATAAAAATGGTGGCCGATGCCAATGTGCCGTTGGTTGATAGGCTAAAAGAATTTTCTAAAATTTCAGGCGATGCCACGGCTTTGGCAAAGGTTTTTGGAAACGAAAACTATATTGCAGGCCAAATAATTTTGCAGAATATCGGTACTTTTGAAAAATTTGCAAACGGTGTAACCGGCACAAATACAGCCATGGAGCAGGCCGCAATAAACGGCGATACCATGGCAAACAGGATCACCGAATTAACGAATGCTTTCAAAAATGCTACCACAACCACCGGTTCAAATAATGCCGTTTTGGTGCGATTCAAACAGCTTTTGGTTTGGGGTGCACAAAATATGGATAAAATAGTATCTGTTACCGTTGTAGCATTAGGTATTTTTGTAGCGTATAAGGCAATTATGTTTGCAATAAACGCCGTTTTGCTTGTTTATAGGGCTTATGTTGCCATTGCGGCAGCAGCACAATGGGTTTGGAATATAGCCATGCAAGCAAACCCGCTGGTACTATTAATTACTTTGGTTGTGGCTTTTGTGGCTGCCGTTGTAGGGCTTGTATATGTAATTTACAGGGTTGTTAAGGCCTTTATGCAATGGATTGGAATATTCGATTTTATAAAAGAAAAATGGGCAGCATTAAAAGCCGCTTTCGCTTCAGGTGATTTTCTGGAAGCCTTAAAATTAGTTGGCCAAACTATTCTTAAATTCATTTTAGCACCTATTGAAGCTGTATTAAAACTGATGTCCATGATTCCCGGCGCCGTTGGCGATACGGCAGCATCGGCATTGGCTAAATTAAACGTAGTAACCGGCACCACCGTAAATTCAGATGCCACGGCGGAGAAGGTAAGGACGGAAAATTATAACCGTACCGAACAAAAAAATTCGATGCTAACAATCAACAACCAAACAGGATTTGGGGTGTCGGTATTTGGAAACGATCCAAATATAAAACTATCCCCCACATTGGGCTGGCAATAGTAAAAAATAGGCCTTTGGTGTTTTGAAAATTTTTTCTATATTTGTGCGTTATGGCAACTGATTTGGAAATATACGAAAGCGGCAACGGCGGGGAGTTGGTCTTAAAAGCCGACGATCTGAGGTTGCAATTAGGTTTTTCAAATCAAATTTATTTGGCTTTATTCGGTAGTGCCACCGACTTTTGGGCTGCCGAAACATTGCCGTTTTTGCCGGATTTTTTTCAAACACTACAAACCACCGTATTAAACACGGCAGGGCTTGGTATTATTGAAGATGCTGCAAAAGCCCAATTGAAATTCATGGAGGATTTTTCAACTATTGAAGTTAATTGTAGTATGCCGGCCATTGGTAGGCTAATAATTGCCGTAACAGTTACCGAGCCGAGCGGGGCTGCTGAAAAAATTACGTATCTTTGGGACGGCCAAAGAATTGAAACATACGAAAGCATAACCATATAGCAATGATTACAGTACCAACAATAAACGAATTATATACAGCGATTCAAAATGACTTGAAAACCAAATTAGGTATTTCAAGTATTTTGGGCAAAACGGTGCTAAATGCATTCGCAATGGTACAGGCTGCAAAACTTAAAATACTGTATTTGTTGGCCGCAAATGTTTATGATAATATTTTTCCTGATACTGCCGACGATGCTATGTTGCAACGCTTTGGCTTTGTAAAATTGGGCAGGTATCAAAATCCAGCGGTGGCTGGTGTATATGAATTAACGGTAACTGGTACTGCCGGCGCCGTAATACCGGCAAATACAACTTATAAAAGTTTAGATAGTTCAACAACACCGAATAAATTATTTGTTTTGGATACCGATTATACGATGCCTGGCACAACCGGCACTATTGAAGTGCGTGCATACGAATTGGGCTCGGTGGCAAGGCTTGAGGTTGGTGATTCATTACAGGTAACAGCGCCTATTGCATTAATTGATTCTTTTGCGGTTGTTGCCGCTGTAGTAACCACACCTGTTGAAGCTGAAAACATTGAGGATTACCGTACCGAAATTATAAAGGCATACCAAACAGAGGCGCAGGGCGGGGCACGCACGGATTATAGAATTTGGGCTGCCGATGCCGCCGGTGTGCGTGAGGTTTATCCATATACATTTACACCTGGCGAAATTACAATTTATGTTGAAGCTACGCCGGCAGATTCAACCGACGGAAACGGTACGCCTCCACCGTCAATACTTACTGATGTTGAATCGGTTGTTGAGTTTGATCCGGACACTTCGAAACCGTTAAACGAGCGTGGCCGTCGGCCAATTTCGGCATGGCAAATTAACTTTTTAAGCATTACAACGGTGCCGATTGATTTGGAAATAACCGGATTAACTGATTCAAGTTATATTGCCGCAATACAAAGCGCCGTTGTAGCATTTTTGTATAACATTAGGCCGTTTATTGATGGGGCTGATGCACCTGCCGATATTAACAAAGGTAAAATATATTTGGCTGATATGTACAATATTGTACGCCTAATATTAGGCGCAAATGCAAGCTTTACAGCACTATCAATGCTTGTTAATTCGGTGGCAGTGGACACTTATGAATTTACCGGTGGCAATATTCCTTACTGTAATTCGGTAACAGCAGTATAATAAATGGATATATTAAACGATATATTAAACCTAACACGGCAATTATACCCAACGGGGCGGGTTTTTAACCTACCGATGGGTAGTGTTTACCGTAAATTGCACGAGGGTTTGGCTGAATCTGAAAAAACTATACATGCTGAAATTTTAGGTTTACTAAATGCTGTTTTACCGGATAATTCGAATTTTACCGAGGCTGATGCTACACGGTGGGAATCGGCATTAGGCTTGGTTGTTTCGGCTGGTACATCTTTGGCCGATCGCAAATCGGCTATTTTGCGGAAATTAAACCACCCTGGAAATATACCAGCACGCCAGCATTATTTGTATTTAGAAGGCCAATTACAAGCGGCGGGTTTCGATGTATATGTTTACGAAAATAAGTTTTCAGGCGAGGTTATACAGCCGTTTGGATGTGTTTGCGGGCTTGTTAATTGCGGTACCACCAACGTGGGCACCGAATGGCTTACTGAAAAATCAATGCAAGTTATAGCGAATCACATAGTATCTGATTTGGATTTTGGTTTCAATATTGGCGGGTTTTTGGAGCTTCGAAATTCATTTTTTATCGGTGGCAGCGTTTGGCCGTCTGAAACCTATGTGGCACCGGAGCGAATGCATGAATTTAGGGATTTAGTTTTAAAAATAAAGCCTGCCCAAAGCATTGGTATTTTGCTGCAAAACAATTCAATATTGGATGAAACAGGCGATGCAATTTTAGACGAATCAAGTTTTGAAATTTTAGCGGAATATTATTAAAAATTATAAAAGAAATGGCTAAACAATCAGCATACGTAACAAGGCCAGGGGGCATACAAGGCAACGAAAAGACTACCGCAAGTATAGCCGGTAGCGGCACATGGGGCTTTACATTAACCGAAATTTTGACGTGGATATTAGGCGCCGCCCGTACTTTTGCCGGCAAAGTTACCGCACCAAATATTTCTGTAACAAGCCTAACGGATGGATACATTCCATACCACGTAAACGATACAAGTGGTTTGGCTGATAGTACAATATTCCAAAGTGGAAGTAATGTTGGTATAGGAACTACTTCGGCTATAAATAACTTATTGACAGTAGTTGGTAGTGGTAATGATATTGATGTTGAATATCTTTTAGGGGCTTTCAGAAAAAGTGATAGTTCGGGTGGTGTGTATATTGGATATGTTGGCGATGGGACTAACCCAAATCCAGGTGCAAGTTTAATCCGTTCCGCTGGTAATGCTGACCTTTTTTTTGGTACTTCTGGCGCTACAAGGGCAATGACGCTAAAGAATAATGGTAACTTTGGTATTGGAGCAACTTCACCACAAGCTAAGTTAGATGTTGCCGGCACATTTTTACCCGGCCGCTTTACAACCGCTCAGCGCGATGCACTCACACCGGTAGCCGGTATGGTTATTTACAACACAACACTAAGCAAATTACAAGTTTATACAACTTCATGGATTGATTTACACTAAAAAAATATAAAATTATGGCAATTATAATCAACAAAGAAATTAATACAGACCTTTTAGGCCCTGTAAACAACTTGTATTCCCGTGTGTATGCAGAGCAGCACCACAACGGTAGCGAAATTGGCATTATGACTCCGTGTTTTGCAAGCAAGGCAGCGTACAAGGCTGGTGCGAGGGTTATCCATAATATTTTGGGCCCGTTTACCATTCCTTACAACCGATTAACGGACGGCACCGATGTGTTGATGTTGGCACACAACGCAGTAAGGCAGCAATTAATTGAACAAGGAATTGCAACTGAAAGCGAAATAACAACCGAATTAGACTAATACCATGAAAAATTTAAGCTCGGCAACACGCATTGGCACGGACACGGGTTATTTGAACGGTAATTTAGTGGACGGCCAAACGCTATTGGACACTGCTGTTTTGCAGGATATGATTCAATTTTTTCAGAAACTCAAGGCCAAAGCAGCTATAACCGAAAACGGTTTATTCGATAACGAAACAAACGGTTATCAGTTGGTGGAGGCGCTGGATAAACGGAATTTCACAGCAAAAAGCGGCATATTTGAGGTTAATTTTTTTCAGGCTTATGTAGGTAGCCTTGGCCTTACTGCCACTACTTACTATCCATATTCTATTGATATAACCCATGGCAAATTTTTTGGTCTGGTTACTTATTCAATAGACAGCTCTGCCAGTAAAGTGTTTCGTGAAATAAGTGTATTGGCCAATGATTCTCCAGATTTAAACACTGGCAAAACATTATATTCAAGCACAGATGCTGAAATTAAGGCATACAATGATAGAATTGTATTTGAAAATAAAGGCGCTGGTACTGTTATTGTAAACCTTACCATTTCAATTATAATTTTTGGCAGGGAAACATTTTAACCTAAATGCAAAAAACCGTTTCTATAGACGACTCCGAATTTAAGGCATACACCGAAAAAATGCGCAAAATGCATAAATCGGTGTTGCCGGTTGTTGTTAGGCAAACGCTTAACGATGCTGCTTTTGATATGAAAACCACATCTTCGCCAAAGGCTTTTGAGGGGCATTTTACCATTCGGAATAAGACGTTTTTTTCTACACATAAAAAAGTAATTAAGTGCAAAAACACCTTTAATATTTCCGAAATGCAAAGCCAATTTGGTATAATTAAAGGCAAAAGCACGGCTGGTGATCGTTTGGAAAAACAGGAATACGGTGGTACTTTGGCACGCACAAATATTCCATTAGATGCTGCTCGCACCGGTGGCAATCCGGCAAAACCAGTGGCTAAGCGGTTTTATATGAAAAATATTAAGCCACAAAAAGGCCAAAATATGTACAAAAGCCAAGAGCTAATTAAAGCAGCTTTTAAAGCAGGTAGGGGCGGGGTGGTGAAATTCGACAATATTATTTTTGATGTTAGTAGGGTATCAAAGCCAAGCCGTGATAAAGTTTTTATGAAACTAAAACCGCTTTACAGCTCAAAAGATGGGCGCTATGTAAATATTAAACCACGTCCGTTTATGGAGCAGGCCGCAAACGAAACAATGACACGGCTGCCGGCTTATTATGAAATAAACGCAATAAAAAAAATCGAAAAACACCTGAAATAGTATGTTTGATGCCGAAATATTAACACAATTCAAAGAAATTTTTTTCATTGCGGGGGGGGCTTTGGCTGCCGGAATTATTTCATATTTAAAAGGAATTTTAGGGACCAAAAAGGTTCAGGAAAACGGCATACAAATGTCGGTGGATAAATTAGGCGTGCAAATAGGCGAATTAAACAACCGTGTACAAATTACCGAGGCCAATTTAGAAGCTATTACCTATTCGCTTAGTAAGTTAAGCGAAGCGGCCAAAAAAGATGAATTTAGGCATAAATTAAAGGTTATAATTTCTGATACCGTAAATAGCATACTAATTTCCGACGAGGATATGCATGAAGATGTGAGAAGCCTAATTATCGAAAGCGAACACCATACATATGAATTTTTTAAAAATATATACTATATCGGTTTCGATAATATGGATATAAACCTTGTAAAAGAAAAAGCTTTACAAGTTTTCAGAATGCTAAGACGGCTAAAAGAACCAGGCATAACTGATGAAATGGCATTAAGAATGCAAGAGTTTGTGGCGTATCCGGCCATAAACCATTTAGCACAAAAATTGATATATATAAAAAATAAAAAGTACAATGGGCACACGGATAATAAATTTATTGATGCCGCAATTGAATACGTTGTAGAGGTTTGCCACGGGGCTATTCGTGAATCAAAAAAATAAATCGTTATGGCAACGTGGTTAGATAAATTAACGAATATTAGCCTTCGCCTGAAAACCGGAGACGGCAAAATATATTTTCCCATGTGGCAAAATGCACAAAAGGAAATAGGTTTTAACACCGAAAGTTTTGAATTTGCCGGCATTGACGGGGCTTATGTTGAACGTGGAACAAAAAAAGGAAACCAGTTTCCGGTGCTATTTTATTTTCAGGGCGAGGATCACCTGGATACGGCGGAGGCTTTTGAAAAATCCAGCATTGACAAACGGGCATGGGAAATTACGCACCCATATTACGGCAAAATTAAGGTGCAACCGGTATCGTTAAAATTTGACAATTCAAACCACAATTTAACGGCAGTATCTGGTAATTTAATCGAAACCACCGATTTGGCCGCTCCGGTTGGCAAAATTTCACCGATAAACCAAATACGAATTGAAAATGAATCTTTAACGGCTGCTTTGGTTGCTAATTTCGGCAATACAATAACCGTTGGGGCAACAACTCCGCAAAATTCGCTTTCTTTTGTTGTGCTGGCAAATAACCTATACAGAAACCTACCTACATCGGAAACAATAGAAACATACCAAAACATGGTGCGTGAGGCGGTTGGGGCTGCAAACAGCATTATTAACGATGCAAATCGTTATATGCAATCTATTGCCAACCTGTATAATTTTCCGATTCTGGCCGGCCAAAACGTTGAATTTCGGACACGCACTATATACGAATCATTTGTTTCTACGCTTAACTATGTTGCTGGCAAAAACGATACAGAAACGGCCAAAATATTTGAATCTACCGGTGCCGCAATGGTAGGCGCAATTTGTTATAATTCGCTTTTTGAACCTGAATACACATCACGGGCCAAATGCCTAAAAACCAAAGATAATATATATAGCTTATACGAAAGCTACATGGTTTATTTTGATGCCGTCGGTTTGGATATTTCACCGGAAACGGCTCAAAAGTTAGATTACATGGTAAATTTAACGGCTGCAAACCTTTTTGAAATTTCGTTTAATTTGAAGCAAGAACGCACCATGGTAACACGGTACCCAACCAACATGCTTTTGCTTGCACATGAATTGTTTTCGGGTGAAACGGTTGATTCCAAAATAGATGCATTTTTGGCCGCAAACCCAACAAAACGGGAAAATTATTTGCAAATTCCGGAAAATACTGAAATTTTGTACTATGTTTAGCCACAAAATAAACCTATAAGATGATTAAAGTACTTATAAATAACCAATCTTTTGAGTATTTTACGCAATACACGTTGAATTTAAAACACAACACGGTTGCCAGTACTTTCACGCTTTATGGCTTAACAGACTTTTTGCCACCGGCTTTAACGTATCCAAAAATCGAAATATACAGAGAGGATAAATTGATTTTCACCGGATTTGGATTAAGCCAAAAAACCGAAATACAGGCCAAGCCAACATTAAAAAACCTATCTGGTTATTCGATGCCAGGGGTGCTGGAGGATGTTTGTATTCCGATTTCTATGTACCCATTGCAAGCCGATAATCTTAGTTTAAGGGAAATTTTAGACAAAATAATACCTAAATTTGGCATTGAATGGTATCCAAAAGGATCGCAAATTGCACAGGCAATAGATAAAAAGTTTACAAAAACCATTGCCGAGCCCGGAGACACGGTAAAATCTTATATAAATAATTTGGCTTCTCAGCGTGGTATATTGGTAACACATAACCGTTTTGGCCATTTAATTTTGAAAAAAGGCGAATTTGTAGCAGCATCGGAAACTATACAGAATGTAATTACATCGGCCCTAAATATCAACGGCCAAAATATGCATTCTGAAATTACGGTTATTCGCCAAGCTTCAGCAGAAAACCCTGATTCAGGCCAAATAACAATAAAAAACCAGTACTGTAAAGCCTTCAGACCTGTTACTAAAATATTGGATTCAGGCGATTTATTTGACGTTGGCGAAGCTGCTAAAAACTTATTGCGTGCTGAATTAAGCCAAATAAAACTATCATTGCGGGCAAAAGATTTTTATATGCCCGGATATTCTATTTTTTACGACACTGGCGAAATTGATATTATGGATTGGTTTATAGACGAAACAATCATTGAAGGCACACCAACGGGGGAGGTTTATACATATAATTGTGTACCTAATTTAGTTTACCAATAACCAACGGGCAAATATATGATTACAATTTCAAAGGTAAAAGCGGCCACCGGTGCATTCATTAAGGTATTGCGTTATGGCATGAATGATATTGTAACCGGCGATAATTCAACACCGGCTGGTATTGATTCAAAACCGGTATCGGGTGCAACGGCTGTATTTGCCCAAACCTCCGCCAAAGGTGAGCCGGTTGTATTGGGTTATATCAATAATTCCGATTTAACCAATCCGGGTGAAATTCGCATATATGCTACCGATGCCGATGGGGTGGAGGTTTTTTCGGTATATCTGAAAAACAACGGCACAATAGAAATTGGCGGGGATGCCGATAATATGGTAAGGTTTAACCCGCTTAATACCAATTTTGCCGGCCTTGTATCAGACTTAAATTTGGAATTTGGCAAAATTGCGGTGGCTATAAATGCAATAGTGCCGGGCAGTTACACTCCGGCACTGATAAACCGTTCTATTTCAGGTGCTAAGATTGACGAGGTTAAGACGTTGTAATGGTATTTAAAAAAATAAAAGTATTTTGTAAATAGCGACGTTGTGCCCATAAAACTTTGATGTATGGCTTTACTATTATGGTATCACGCAAATAATTAGGCGTTTGACGTAATCTAAGTATATACCCATTTATTTGATTATCATAGCTGGCAATTACTTGCTGCTGTTGTACGGTGAAATATGTTTTCATATTATATAATATTTTGCATGATTCGCCA